AACGCATTTCAATTTACAGAAACTTATCGTGGCCCAGGTGGGGTATCAAACGTGACAACGATCCAAAGAAATATAGAGTCAACAAGCGTAGTTACAAGTACCTCAGTGTTCTCTCAGTAATTCTGCTATCTCCTGCACAGGTTTTAGCTAATGCTGTAAGTCAGTCAAACAACGGAAGCGTCACGAATATGGCTGTACAAACGCTTACGGGTAATATGACAACTAATCAGTATGGTGGCAATATTGTATGCCAAGGGCCAACCTTATCTATTAGCCCATTCACCACTTTTGGAGCAAATTACCTCAAGCCTTATCGGGATTACTATGAAACACCTTTTTACGATCCAACAGATGCTAATGACGATGGTGTGCCAGATAACCCAGGTAATGTGCTTTTCAATCAAAAAAATTATTCTGGAACGAATAAAGATAGTTATGCTTTGAACTTTGGAATATCAGCTACGTTTAGTATTCCGTTAGATAGAGGTTTTCAAAATCAATGTAAATCTGCTGCTGATACACAGATTTCTATACAAAAGCAAGTCCTGGAGAACAAAAGGCTTGATTGGCAGATCGCAAGAATCCGTGAATGTGGAAAGTTGAAACAGGAGGGAATAATGCTGACTGCCGATAGTCCCTTTTTTAATATCTGTAAAGATGTTTATTTAGTGCCGAAGGCTAATCAAGTTATCCCACATACTCACAAATTAAAGTAAGCAAAAGCTCTTTCTAACTAGGGAGTGTTAGCTGTGGTTAGAACTTCCTTTGCTTAATATCTATTATACATCAAATTAGCAGTAGACAAGTCACGGGTATTAAACTCATCTACGGATTATTATTCTACCTTATCTTTCTTCTTTGTCAGTTTTTTAACGATATTTTTTATAGCTGGTTTGATTATATTGAGAATAAGAGGAGAACTCGCAGCCACAAGGCCGATAACAGCAGTAGAAACAATAGTGCTCGGTTCTGGGATGTATTGATCCACAAAAGGAACGTTTTCATATAGAGTTATGCACTCAATCCCATCATCACCTCTTTCATGCCCGATGACACGTTCCAATCGTTTTTCGTTACGAAAGTCTCCAACTCGTTGATCTTTACTACCTGGGCAAGGTTCTATTTTTATAGCTTCTTTTTCTTTTGGAATATCGGGAATCTCAGGTGTCTTAGGTTCTGGGATATTAGCATTATTTACAGGCTTCTCTTGCTTTTGCTCTACAATTTCAATTTTTTTCCTGTCATAATTTATCGGGACGAAAGAAGGTATCTTACCTTCAGGGCAGCTATAAAACGCTCCATTTACATCATCTTCAATTATTTGTGTATTTTTTACACTTGCATCTCTATGAGTTTTAACACACCCAGGTAAATCTATATTTGGTAAAGGTACATTTAAAATAGGTAAAGGGGTAGAAATATAAGTATTTACATTTATCTGAGGTATCTGCGGTATTACTATTTCACGAATTTCAGTCATAGGCATCTCTTCTTTTATAAACTTCTACATATGAGTCGCATTTAGGACAGGAGAAATTACTAACCATTGAATACTCTTGATATAGAACAGGTTGAAAATCTTCCTCTATATCTGCATCAGCACCCCAGATTAGTTCAGTATTACAGTGCCAACAGTTCATTTTTTAGGAATAGGAATAGATGGGCCAGATATTTCGGGCATAGCGTTATCTAGTACTTTAGGCATTAGGGTTTGAACATTTCCCATAATTTCATTCATTACTTTTGCTTTAAATTGCTCTGATGTTACATATTTATATGCAAAGTACGTTCCACCACTCATGGAAGCTACCATAAGAAAAGAAACAATGCTAAGAACATTAGCGATTTTTTGAAACATGATTAAATTTGCGATACTAAAAGCACTGTCTTTTACAAGTGTGCTTGTATTACTGCTTATTGTAGCCCTGTCTCCTCTTTACGTCACTATGGGGTTAATGACAAGACAAATGCAGGAATCTACCCGTTAGGATCTACTGGATATTGTGTCATATTTGGAGTAAACACTCCATCTTTTTCTGTTTGTCCATAAAGAGTAATTAAAGCTGCGGTATCTGCACAGTTATCAATTTCTGTTTCTCTTGTTGCACAAGCAGTTCTAATTGCAGTCCTGTAAGTTTTTATTGCTGTAGGAATAGCTTTTGATGTCTCTGCTTTTCTTACAACGTACCAATCATATTTTGCTAATAAACTACCAGCAGTTGCTTTTTCCTGTGCCTTTAATACTGATTTAACACCTAAAGTAACAACTTGATTTCCATTTTCATCTAATAATGGATCACCATTCTCATCAACTTCATTTGTATCTGTGAGAGTTTTTGCAGTTCCATCACCCCAATAAAAACGTGAATCATATATTGGATCATCAGCAACCTCTGTAATTTTTAAGGCTGCTTTTTCATCAGCACTAGCAAGTCTTAACCAGTTAGCAGGGTACTGTGTTCCATCAGATGTTTTAAATGCAACATCAATAGCTAAGGGTGATCCGTTTAATTTAAAAGCCATAACTCTATATTACCTTGCCCTTGCATTTTTGAAAGGAGATTCTGCAAATGCTAAATAAATATATGTTCCTCCATTTGCGTTGTATTGAGTGTATGTGTTTAAGGGTCTAAACCCATTTGAATAAAAATCTATACCATACGCACCCCCTGTATATTCTGCATCATTTAAGTTTGAGAAAAGAGTAGCATTTGATTCGTTAAATGGGCTTCTTGTAGTATCATCAATAACCCAATCCATTTGTCCAGTTTGTTTAATTATGACCCAGGCTGGTCTAAAACCTGTAAAAACAAACGGCCCACTAGAAGAACCATTTCCAGTATAGTTACCACGTTTGCTATACCCTGCTACTTCGCTAAATACATAAGCTACATAAGTTGAAGTATTTCTATTAATATCATCATTACTGCCTATTGTTAGTAAAGTTGATGATGGCTGACTTGTAAAGAAAACATTGTAATAATTATTTGTAAAAGCATCTTGATCATTTAATTTTCCAGCAGTTTGTAAATCGAAAAAAGGTACAATCCAATTACCTGTGCCATCTCGTCTTTTAACAAATGCAATTTTAGGTGCAACTCCTAATCCATGTCCTAATGTAGCTCCTGATGTTTGATTACCTGTCCATGTAATTATAGAAAACCCTGCTGTTGTATTAACTTTTACTAATGATTGAATTGTGCCATCAAAATTACTTGAGCCAAGATCAGAGTTTGTATCTATCTGCCCACCCATCCCACTGTGATTTGAGCACCAATAGTAGAGCACTGGTGCATTTGCTGGTACTGTTATATGTAATCTTCTTGTAGTAGCAGCATAAAAACCAGAAGTATAGTCAGCATAACTTTTAGATACTCCATCTAAAAAGTATGTAGTTCCAACAGCATAAACAGTTCCGTTAGCTGCCGTTCCAATACTGAATGGATGTGAAGCGTTTGAAGAGTCATCCATATTGAAAATATAAGTACCACCTTTTGCAAGACGAATAGTCACAGCTTCAGTTTGAAAATCATCAAAGATATACCTATTATTTCCAGAAAAATTGTGAACTTTTACTGTATAAGTTTTACCATCTGTATCGCCACCATTCCAGTTCCATGCAACGTAAGTATCGCTATTATCATTTGTTGACCCTCCACTTGTACCACTAATCGTAAAACCATTATTATCAAATGATGTCAGGTTATTGTCAGTAGTTTCTGCTGCGTTGCTATTTGATATTAATCGTTTATTTGCACCTCTAACTGAATCACTTAGATGGTGACTTTCAGCTTCATTTCTTTTTTTAAACCAAATCCAATCAGGTTTAAAGTTTACAGCATTTGAATCTGATATAGATTGTGATGAACCATTACCTGTGTATAAAATTATTCCAAAATGTTTATTAGGTAGCGTTATTGCTGGGTCGGGTAAGTTTGCAGAGCACATTGATTTATACCCTGTTGGAGGGGTATAAGTAAATGGTCTTTGTCCATAATTAAACGATCCAGACTTAGTGCCAGAACTGTTATCAGTAAAAGCCTCTGTATGAAGAGTTCTACCTGTTGTAAAAGTATTTGTAGGAGAATTTCCTGTGGCTGGATCACCTGATTGCCAGGTATTATTTTTTGCATACCATATTTTCCCACTATCGAAATCAATAGCAACTCCCACAATATCATTAGTTGTCCAAGAAGCATAACCAGATGCACCTCCTCCTCCAAAAGATGAAGAGTAATAACCATTATTTCTATAAAAAGATCCCTGATTATTTTCCATATCGTGCCAGCCTATAGAAAATGTACCAGTATTGGTGCTTAAGAACTCAAAATACCATTTGCCAGTTTTTAATCCAAAAGTGCTAACAGCAGTTCTATTACTAGAACTTGATTCGGTGAAATCTAAATTACCATTACTTAAAGTTGCTCTTTGTTCATTTCCTTGCCCTAATGCTATAGCGTTTAAAGTACAGAAATTATTAGTTGGTGTATCTTGTACAGAATCATTACCAGCACCAGCAGCTACAGAAAAATTATTTGGTGTGAAATTATTACCATTACCACTTGAATCTTTGCCAAGTGTTGTTGCAGTCGTTCCAGAATTGTCTGAAAAATTTAAATAATAACCATTTGTTCCATAACTTCCAACATACTTTTTAGGATTCCATTGACCAGTTATAACATTTGTTTCTCCAAAATATGAAGGATCATATTGAAATCCATCAATAAAATTGATTTCTGCTAAATAACCATCAAAATGATCTGCGGATGAATTACCAAAAGAAAAGGAGCGACCCCAAGTATTACTTTTACCAGACAGATTTACACAAGTATCATAATTTTGATCTGGTGGATGATTATGTTCTGACCCACTTTTCCAATCACTTACTTGTTCGTTATTAACATATATTTTAACTCTATTAGTAGCAGTAGCTTGTGTCGTATCGACTGCCAAAACTATGTGATACCATGCACTAGGATCTCTAAAGCGTCTATCGCCTACAAATCTAATACCACTTCCAGCATGATTGTTATCAATAACTGATAGTCTTCTATTTGAATCAGAACCACTATCAAATTCTATTTTTAAAATATCACCACTACCATTACCTGAGTCATTTGACCATAATCTTTGTGAATTATTTAGTGTCACTCCACAAAATTTCATCCAAAAAGAAACAGTCCAAGTTTTTCGGTTTCCAGTTGAACTTACCGATCTAGTAACATATGTACTATCTGCTCTATTAAACCTTAAACTGCGATCTACTGCGTATGCCTTCTTTCCTGCTAGAAAGAAAGGTGATGGACTTCCTATACTGGTCATTAGCTAAAGTTTCCGACAAACTGTGCAGAAATTTTAGTAGATGATCGAGCGATCCAAGCAATCATATCAACTGCATCTGCTCCTGTAGATAATGTAGGTGCAACACCATCACTAAAATCCCAATACGATCCAAACGCTGCGGTTCTGCTTCCATTAGAATCTTGAGTTATAAACAAAACACCACTCTGTCCAGCAGAGATATTAGAAGGGTTGGCAAGAGTTACATTACCTGTAAGTGTCATTGAAAAATTATTAGCAGTTCCGAAATCTAAAGTATGAGTACCAGCAGCTAAGTTTCCTAAAGCAGAAACTTCTCCGATAGTTCCTTTTGTTGTGACTCTTCCATTACCACCAGACGTTCCACCGTTATCAAATACGAGGGTATTTAGTCCGCTTGTTTCGTGTTTTACGTTTGTGACTTTAAGTGTTGACATTAATCAGCCTCCTCTATTGTGTTTCCTTTCGCTACCCATTCCAAATAATCTTGATAATCCTTGTTTTCTTCATTTATTGGTATGAAAGCGTTATCTTCTTTTCTTAAAATCGTATTTGTAGATTCCTTCTTTGTAGAAAAATCTATTATCTTTTTATAAGTATAAGTCATAGTTAAAGCTCCGCACTTGCATAATATGGGCCTTGACTATTACCCGAACTATATCCATTAAATCCATATTGAGTAATATTATACATTTGAGGAGAACCTGAATGCCCATGAGTAATTGTAGGTGCTGCTCTCATTGTTGTAGGGAACTCGAATTGCATTGCCATTGGTGATGGGAAATAGGCAGAAGAATTTGTAAAGAAATATCTTTGACATAAACCAAGCATTTCACCAAATGACCTATGCTCAAAATCTGTTGCCACGTTGCCTACTTCTAACTGAACTGCTGTAAGTTCAAAAGTTGCATCATTTGTTGTGTACCAATCGGCAGTTTCATCTGGAGCCGAAGTATTGCCGTTATAAGTCACCCACTGATCGACTGTTGAACCACTTGTATAGTTTGTTCCGCTATACATATCCCATTGTATCTCTACACCTTTCGAGGCATTATTATCAAATACAAGATTAGAATTACCTGGAATTGCTTTAGTTACCTTTGTCCAAGTGTCTTGTGCAAGTGTAAACTTATGATTAAATTGCTGCGGTGTTCCATCATTAGTTGTGAGCTTTACATCAAAAGTCTTTGCTACACTAGATTTTGCCCAAAATGAAAGTGTAATATAACTTGATGCGGACTTATAGTTCCAACCGCTATTTGCTATATCTTGTGCCTCTAAACTTGTGATAAAAACGATGTAATCAGAAGCACCAGCACCACTTGTTTGGTTACCGTTTGTAATCTTATAAGCAGTAGGAAATCCTAGTTCGTATGGAGCATCTCCAGCCCCTAAATTTGCTCGTCTTTGTTCAGGAGCTTCATCAGTTCCTCCAAAAGCTAAATACCATCTATCACAAGTCTGATAACCAACAGAAGTAGATGATACCCCATATTGTGCCACTTGAAATGCTCCATTAATTATCAAATTTCTTGCTTTTCCTGCTCCAGATACAGATGTAAATGATAAATTACCCGATCCATCTGTGACTAAAGCCTGACCATCAGATCCATCATTATTAGGTAGTTTAAATGCTACATCTGCTGCACCTGGAGCGTTGGTTGGAGCGTTGAGTGAAACAACATTACCGCCTGAGTGTTTTAGTGATATTTTGCTCATAATTAACTAGGTTTTGGGTTAGCGTCTTTAACCGCTTTGATGTGGGTAGCCCACGTTCCAGTTGTATCTAGTTTACCTGCTTTCATGTCGGCATACAACATATCAAGCTGGTCTCCAAAAGAAGCATAAATTGTAGAACCATTAGTCGTTCTATCAGTTTTGTATTTGACTTTAGCTGCTTCCGTGTTTAATTCTGTTCGTGCAGCATCAATCTTACTTTGTTCAAGAGTTACAGGCTTACCATCTTTATCAAACGCACCAGTGCCATCAGCAATACTAACAACTGTTGGATATGCTTTTCTTACCGCTTCGTGATCTAAAAACATTATGCTGCGTACTCCACTACATAGGCTTGTGTACCACCAGAACGTTGTTGTATTGAAGCAGGACTAGATTGACCTACATATATAGTTTGTCCAGAGTTGGCTTTCCATTGAATTTTATAAGTTATTGTTGTGTTACCATCTCCACCTGGATCCATATCCCACCATGAAAAAGTTGTTGGGTATATTTGGTTTGACATATCTCCACCTATATAATCGAACATAGTAGCAGTTCTACCAGCGTGATCTGCTGTAGTATTCATGCCTAAGTCTGTTGAGACACCACCTTTTGTTCTTACAATTTTAAACATTACAACGTCAGTAGTGGTTGTTCCTTTAGTACCAGTAAAGTGTATAAGCACGTTAGAATTGGTTGCAACATTAGGTAAATCAAATTCAAAGTCACTTGATATACTTACCCATGATGTTGAGCTTGTTGAGTAACTACCTACTGCTTGATATTGTTTATATTGTAAAACTTTACCACCACCACCAGCTTCAGCAAATGTTCCATCTCCTCTTAAAAATGTAGAACTGGAGGCTGTGCCTGTTGTTGCTAAATCAGCAACTTGAACAATTCCATCAGGCAAACCTCCTGCTACTAATCCTGTTATTGTTCCTGATCCGTTGATTGTTACTGGCATAATTATAAGATAACAAGGGTTGCACCATTTGGCACGACAATTTCTTTACCCGCAGCTATTGTAGGTGATACTGTGATCGCATTTTTACCAGTAGATAAAGTATAGTTTTCTGTAACATTCTGGCCTGTCTCCAAAAACACCTCATCCGTGCCACCTCCAGTAGCTCCAGCACCTCCTCCAATAGCACCCCAAGATGTTGTATAACCTTCAAACTGTCCTAAATCAGAGTTATATCTAAACTGTCCTGCTGCTGCTGCTGGTTGACCAGATTGTCCAGGTTGCTGTGCATTGTTACCAACAGGAATTTTTAAAAACCCGTTAGAGTTCATGCTTACATCACCTGTCATTACAGGAGTTGCAGCTACAACATGACCAAAGTTTGCTTCATTTATCTTTCCTAACACAACATATTGTGCAGTATCTCCCGACACTGATGTTGCTATTTTTAATTCATTAGTAGAAGTATTTATATGAGGTTGATGTTGAGCTATATTCGCTGCTCCAGACGGATCGGTACTTCCAGAACTTATTGTTCTTAATGCTTGAAATATTTCATTTATTTTTGCACGAACAGCAGCACCCGTTCCGTTGGCTGACTGATAATTATTACCTGTTTCACTGGTAGTAGAGCCTGGTCTAGCCATTTAAAGAAGTAACATTGAACCTATTCTAACTTGCTTTACCAAATCCGACAGCTTGATAGGTAAAATTTCTATCAACTGAAGCATTTGAAGAGTTCTTAAAATGAACAGTAAATCCCGTTCCAGAAACATTTGATATTTCAAAGAAATCTCCAGATTGCATATTTTGTGCGGTAATACCAACTGAAGGCAATATACTATTTGCTCCACCTTCAGTATTAGCAGTGCCGACAAAGAAAGGATGCTGGAACGTAACTGCTTTTGCAACAGGATTATTATTTGAATCAACGCTTCTTAAAGTTGAAGGACTCTGTTCAGTTCTTTGTTCCATAGAAGCTGTATATCCTAATTCAAATACTCGAATATCTTGGGCAGCATCATTACTTGTTAAATTCACTTTGAATTGAAAACCTCTTCCTTTATATGTTCCATTTGCAAACGTTTGAAAAGGCCCATAAGTAGGTGATCCAGTATTAGGATTATCTTGAGTTACACGAACCAACATTTCAGCGTTTACATCAGTAGCAGTTAAACCATCAAAATCATCTCTCACATCTAAATTTGGCACTGAATCAAACAAATCAGACGGATAAAATGCTTCTGTTAAAAAATGACGTTTTAAATCAATACTAAATACATCTCCCAAGTCTAAGGTTGTACCTCCTGCTGTTCCACCAAATTCATAAGTGCCTAATGGAGCAATACCTCCTATATCATCTATAGAATTTTCAACATCAAAATCAGTAATACTATCAAATTGTCCTGTACCAGTTAAATTAAGAGAATTTGTTGTTGCATCAAAAGCAACATTAGTTTTTGTACCTTGAAATTTAGGAACATCTAAATCTTCTCTTCTTGTCTGAATTAATTTATCATCAACTGTATCTGGTAAATCTACAATTACACTTGCTTCACCATTACTAAATCTACCGCCATCATCTTGAAATTTAAGAATATATTCTCCTTCAAGCAAAGGAACGTCAGCGATTGTTGTATTACCAGCTAATCCTTCTACTAAGTCTGTAGCGTTTGAAAATGTTCCTGTTCCATCAGTTTTTGAAGAATGTCTTACATAAACACGACCACCGTGAGTAACGTCTAAATCTGTTGCTAGATTCCAACGTAATCTTATGGTTTTTTTGCTTATTGGTTCTCCTGTAAGTCCAGTAACGTCAGCAGGAACAGCAGTTTTACCAACAGTATTAAAAATTCTAGAAGTATCTGTGGCACTAGGTTCTAAACCAGAGTTTAAACTGCGAACAGACACTTCATAAGATCCTACTTTTGTGTTAAATATTTCAAAATCAGGACTACTTGTTGTGGCAGAAACAATATTATTATCATCAAATCTATAGTTAACCATATAATTTGAAACACCCGTCACAGGTTTCCATCTAATAATTAATTTAGATACAGGCTGGTTATTGATAAGAACTATAGTTTCTTCAGCATCTAATCCTTCTGGAGGAGGTTTAAGTAAATTTAAAGTTGATATTTGTTGTGGTGTTATTGTCTCTCCATCTTCAATAAATGCGTATTTTTCATTTACATAAGCTAATGCTGATATTCCATAACTAATTCCATCTCGTTCTTCAACAGACATTACTCTAAATGACTGAGCAGAAACAGTATCATTTTCAAGCATCCAAATACTATTAACATTCGGTGTCTGACTTAATGCACTTTCTAAAGTAATTACTTTGCCAGAAATAGAAGTTACATTTTTAGTTTCAACAGTTCCGTTAGGTAATATGACACTTAACTTGGGATTATTCTGATCTGATAAATCAGTAGAACTAGAATCATCTACTGTTATTTGGGTCGTAGTAGCTGCATTAATTCTTCCTGCTCTTCTTATCCCTGCTCTTGCTGGATCGGAAATGCTAATAATCGCTCCAGGACGTACAACGCATCCTGATTCCATAGAGACAGAGAAGTTTACAGCTTCAGTTTCTCTCTGTTCTGCAAATAATATAGCTTTTGCAAATCTTCTAGCTTGTCCTCTACTCGTACAACCTAATGCTTTTACCCTTTTTACATGAAGTCCATATTTACTTTTATAGGCTGCTTCCGCTTCAACTTCTTCGTAATCTAAATCTCTAGTTTCCATATTAAAATACGAAACTGCGACTACTGTACTTCTAGTTTTTAAACTGCTTCCTGTGTAACTAAAACCTTCTGGGCCAACATTAGCTAATGTAAATAAATAACTTGGATCTTTTGGACTATCTTGAGTAAGAAGTAAAGCTCCTTCAGACCAAATAGGCATACATCTCATTATTCCTGACAAAGTATTTATGACACTAAATGCTTCAACGCTTGTCTGAATATTTATATTGCAAGCAAATCTAGCTTCTTGTCCACCAAATCCATCTGATACAAGAGTGTTAGAAAATTTACTGGCAGTTACAAATGAAAATAAATCTAAATTACTATCAATAATATGATTACCTAATCCATATCTAGTATTAGTCAGCAAGTCGAGGAGTATCATGGCAGGACAAGTTGTCCATTGGGCAGCACCCATCACACCATTAAAAATGTAACCAGTAGGATATTCTATTCTTCCAGTTTGTAAATCTACAGTTGGAGTACCCGATCCACTAGCTCCTGTACCTGGGATTCTTACTTTTACTCCTCTAACTCTAAATTTTCTACCAGGAATCCTACTGAAAAACTCTGAATCTAAACGTAGTCTTGTATATGCACTGTTTGGATATGTGCTTGAATCATCCTCTAATTCTGAATAAGACTGCCAAATTAAATCTCTTTGTATTCTATCTGTACTATTTGCTGATGTTTTTACCAAGCGAACATCTACAGGATGAGCACCAGTAAGTTCAATTCTATATTCTCTGTTATAAGCATCTGCTGTTCTACCTCTTATAGTATCTGAATGAACTGTTGTAAAACCACCTCCATTGTATTGAAGTTGAATATCAAAACTAACTGAAGAACCTACAACATCGCCATCATCTTCAATAATTTGCAAAATAGGAACAGTAACAGTAACTTTCACAGCATCTAAGTCAGAATTATTAGTAAGTTGTCTTGTTATTGGGCTACCATTTTCAACTTTCACCCCTACGCTAAAAAGAGAAGCACTTCCCGAAACTTTAGACATTTTTGCTTGGGGATCTGTACCAAAACGAATATCAAGATCTACATTTTGATGATTAAAGTCAACATTTTGTGGATTAGTTGAGTCAGCCGTAGAAGATAAAATTGGTGTGTCATCTAAAAAAATATCTTTCTTTGCAGCATTTTTATATGCAGTAGTACCTTTAGTTCTTCCTTCTTTTGAAGGACTTGAAAAACCTTCTATCTCACCTTCAGAAATAAGATCAAGTAAAGTCGCAAACTGTTTACTATGTAAGTTATCAGGTGTAATGGTTGGTGGATCTTGACCTCCACCTTTACCGCCACCACCACCAGATCCAGCTATATGTTTATTATCTTCAATCATGCTTGTACCGCTTCTGTATCTACATCACCACTTATAACAACTGAACCTGTAAATATCTCACCATAAACAATAGGAACTGGAGTACCAGCTCTTGCTGTATTTTGCGTTCCAGAAAAATTAAATGATATTTGTGGATTGTCTTCAAATGTAGGATCTTGAGTTGGGTAAAGTATATTACCAACACCTTGAAGTATTAGACCAGCACCAATCGCACTAATACCTGTACCTACAAGAGTTCCTACTGTTCCTCCCACTGTGAACCCTGCTGCTACTTGTGCTTTAGTAAGGGCTGTACCAGCAGCAGCAACACCTCCAGATCCAAATGTTCCAAAAAGTCCTGCACCTGGAAAAAAGAATGATGCACCTATTAATGCTGCTCCCAACAAAATAGTATTAAAAGTATCTCCACCAGCACCACTAATAACAGGAATTATATGAATATCTTGTTGACCTATTGGATCGTGGATTTCATTCTCAGTTATTTCATAATTACCTACTTTTACTAAATAATGTTTTGGATTCATATATTTTTCAACTTCTGGAAAATTATTTACTAAAAAGCTAATAGCTTGAGGTAAATTATGTACCTGTATCTCAAATTCTTTATGGCCTACAAATGTAGCCAACTCTCCATATAGTTTTAATTTACGCAACATAACGCAACCTCTTGCCTGTGCATTTTAGTAACCAAGGTGAGTATGGTTCTTTACAACTAAGTCTACTAGATAAATGATGTAAGACATCTCCATCTATGAAAATAGCTACATGATTTAAACCAGCATCCATTATTGACATAAATAACAAATCACCATTTTCAAGTTTCTCATTTGGTTCTAACTCTCTAAATCCAGTAGCTTCAGCACATCTTTCAAACATGGGATTTTTAATAAATTCTTCTGGTGTTGTCGGTCTTTGCCAATCTCTAAGTTCAATATTTTTCTCTTCCTTATACCAGTCTCTCACTAATGACCAACAATCAGTTATACCCCAAACCCATTCTCTACCTATTAAAGGAGCTTTATATCCTTTGGGTTTACAATGTCCCCATTGTTCTGTTTTAGGATTGACAATATACCAAGGTAAATTGGATCTTTCACAACTAACTAAATCTGCCTGACTAGGTGTTGGAGGTGTAATTGGATGACTATGAATAATAGCTACTATTTCTCCTGTATTATCTGCCTTTACATAATCTTCTGGATCGAGAATGAAACATTGATGGTTTGTCATAGATAGGTTACGACAAGGATGATACCTTTCCTTACCTTTTATATTTAACAATAAACCACAAGATTCTTTAGGATCTTCAACCTTTGCATGACTAAGAGCAGCTTCTTTCCACTCATTCATGGCATAAACGTACCAATAGAAGGAAATAATTCTTTAGTACATACTCTCAAAGGTATTCGTATGTTTGCTAAATCAAAAGCAGCAGCTAATTCAAATTGAACAACGGCTCTGTTTTCTGCTGATTTTCTATCAATTTTGTATATTTCTTTTGCATATTCTGCTGTTGGATCGGGGGTTCCATAGGGATTTGTATTGCCTGTAAAATTTACAGCATCTAAAAATCTTGCTAATGTTCTAACTCTTGTTACTACAGCACCAGTTAAATCATTTCCAGGGGTTACAACATTTACATTTAATAAAATAGCTGTAATTAAATTTGTGACATTACTTATCGTTAATGTAGGTCTGGGTAATTGACCATTCGCATATTTAAATCCATCAGCTTCTAAAGGTACAGCAATATAAGTATTACCGTTCCAAACGATATTTCCATTAGAATTATTATTGCCATAAGCTATTGGATTACTGCCATCATGAAATCTATATGTAGTAGCTGATCCATGTAAAGCTGCGTCTGTTGTCAGTTCAAACATTTCAATAACTGAACCAGGATTTATTGATTGGGTTTCAGATACAGGTTTTGCCATTAGGGTTCAAATACTTGTATGAAAGTTACATTTATTCTATTTCTATTGAAATCAAATATTTCTTTTGTAAAAGAAGGACATACCCATTTATAAGTTACTGTTTCATCTGGAGGTGACCAATCAAAAGATGCACCATCAACTTTTCTTGCTTCTAAAAAACTTTCTATTATGGCTGCGTCTGTATTATCTTCGTTAAAAACTAAACTCCATTGTTTTGCATTTTGATTTAAACCAAAAGTAAATCTTTGCTGATAGCCATCACCAAACTGAACTACTCTAGTATTAGTAATATCAGTTTTGTTTGCAGAAAAAACAGGGTTATAACTAGGAAAAGTAGCCATTATCTTAATAAACCTCCAGGTCTTCTTTGTTTAATTAATTCTGATTGTATCGCTGCTGAAATAACTCTGCCAAGCTCTTTTCCTTGTTGCTCATTACTTTGAACAGAAGATCCAGAAGCATCTACATTTACACTGATATTTGTAGTTCCTCCTCCAGCTAATTTATCATTAGGAATTATTGTACCTGATCTTTTTGGTACGAATAGTTCTGGCCCTTTTTCTCCTACTACAAAACTGCCTCCTGTTCTAACTGGTCCACCTTTTGATCTAGTTCCTAAAATAGGTAAACCACCGAAGCCAGGGATCTTAGATAATAATGTATTCACACCGAGTCGTATAAGTGAGGAGCTTAAATCGTTTAAAATTGATTTAGCTGCATCACCCAAAGTTTTTGTTCCTTGAATAGCAGCAGTTATATTGTCAGTAACACCAGAAGCAATAGATTCTCCAATTCTTTCAAAATTAGATTTTAAATTTTTAGTTGACTCATTTAATTCATCTGTTGCTTCAGCAAGTTCAGACATTGAACCAATTTCTTCATCTATTTCATCCTGTATTTTTTCAAGTGTTGTTAGTCTTGTTTGAAGTTTTTCATTAAGTTCTCCCTCTTTAGCTTGTTTTTCAAGAAGTTTATCAATCTCAACTTGTAGATTATCTTTAGCTATAGTGCCCTCCTTTTCAATAGAAGCAAGAGTCTTAGCTAGTTCTGGGTTTATTCCCTGTTTTCTTAGCTCTAATATTCGCTGTGATTCTTCTTTCTCTGCTTTTAAGCTAATTCCCAAAGCATCAAACTTCTGAGTTAAGTTATCTGCTTCTATTGTTGTATTTCTTCTAATTGCAAATATTTTTTCTTCAGCACTAATTTCTTCTAATAATTGTTTTTTCCTTGCACCTTGACCTCCTTGACCTCTCAAGGATTCGGCAGCTTGTCTTCTTGCAACTAGGGCTTTTGCCTCTGCATTCCCTTCTCCTGCTGCTGCTGCAACTGTTTGAGTAGCTGCTCCTGCTTCTAAAGAATCTTGCAATCCAGAAATTCTAATTATGAAGTTTGCGACTCCTGCTGTAAATGCTTGTAATTTAGTAAGAGCGAGCGCAAATTGACCACCTAATAATCGTGTAGAATCACCAAATTGTTTTAGGGCATCGACTCCTTTTTGTCCTATTTGAGTGGACATTAAGTTCATGGCAGCATTGAAGGCTGCTGTCTTACCTTTTGTCTGTTCAATTAGTTTTATTCGAGCTTCTTCTGCCGATCCTTGTAAACCCAGTGCGTCTATAGCAGCTTGACTGTTTTGTGTGAATGGTCCGAGAGCTTGACCTAATTCGCTTATTGCATTTATAGCATTTTGAATACTGGTTACTAAAGCGGTAGCTGCAATACCTCCTGCAAAACCACCCATACCACCAAACATTCCACCTACACCACCACCTAAAGCTCCTGCTGCTGCTACACCTGGACCTTGACCAAATAATAGAGGAAAACCTCCACTAATAAGAGCACTTTCAAAATCAAAACCTCTGGTAGGAGAAGGCATCCTAAATCTTGGTATTGCTCTACTAAATCCACCAGCTTGACCTGTAGCCTTAACTCTTTTATCTAGCATTTGAGCACTAGGAAGAGCGAGCATACTTCCACCTGGTCCTCTAGTTTTTAGTAGACCATCTTGGAATTTGGCTATATTTGTTCCAAGTTGACCAAATCTATCTCCCAACTTTACGAGATTATTTGCTTGCCTTATAGTCTGTCTGTTGTTTTTCTCGATTGCTCTGTTAACTCTAATAGTCTGTCTATTTCTTATTCGCTCAGAGCCTACTAATTTGTTATTAGCTTCTATTCCTCTTTCAATAGCAGCATTTCTACGTTTTTCAAAAAATTCAGCCTTTTCTACAGAACTCGCAGTAAACTCTCCTGCTTTATCTCTAATTGTTGGGGTTGCTCCTAATCTCTGTATTCCTCTACCTTCTATATCTTTTGAACTAGGTAAGCCTAGTAAATTCCCTGGACCTAGACCTTTTCTCTGGTTATCAATAAATCCACCCATTCCTCCTGCTAATTTATTAGCACTGCCAGATAAACGTAAAACATTTATTCGCTCTTGTGCTGTGAGAGTTCTTTCGGTGGCTTTTGCTACCTCTGTTTGAGCTTTTCCCCTCTTTTGTGTGAGTAGTATTAATCTTTCAGCATCTTGAATACTCTTCTTCTTTAATTCAACAATCTTTCTGTCCTCACTTAAGCTATCGCTTACACTTCTTTTTGACACTTTTTTCAAAGCTGCCATTTCTTCTTCTAAAGTTACTCCTATGTCCTTTAACTTATTGGCTGCTCTTTGTGCTCTATTTATATTAGATAAAGCTGTATTTTGTAATCTTAAACTGGCTAACTCATCTTTTAATGGATCTTTGGTAGCCCTAGAACCTCCTCCACCACCTTTTAGGTTTTTCTTATTTATTGCGTTTACATTTTTGCTTATACTGCTTAACTTCTGTTCTAATTGACTAATCGAGCCAAGATTCCGTACTTTTACATCTATCTCGGCTTTATATGCCACAGTCAAAAAGAAATACTTACTTTATTTTACATTAAATAAACTGATTAGCACTATCTAGCACGTTTTATTTTCTGGTACTGCTTTTCTTGTTCTTCATTCAATATTTGAAAGTAAGCACTCCAACCAATAAGTTCCTGCTCTGTCATTTCTCCTATTTCGTGGAGCGTCTTACCTAATTCTTTGGCTACCCCGAACTTGAGCATCATCCAGTTATCTTTTTTTAACTGGCTGGCTAAGATTTTGGGTCTATTACTTCTTCCTCCTCTGCGTTTATCACTGCAAGCATAAGAGACTGAAGGTCACTGTCCTTGACTTCGTTTTTAAGAACGTCTATTTCTCCTGCGTTGAATAGTTTTGTTCCGTTTTCGTCTAATGCTTTGTTTATTAATAATTGTAAAGCAAAGCCATTTGAGTCATCGCTTCTTACTTGCCTTTGTGCTCTTTCACGCTCTGCCATTGTCAAAGGAGTTACATACATGACGAAGAGCGATCCATCGGATAGTTTTACCTCTTTCTTGATTGGGCTGAGATTCGCAGCTTTTTTAAGTCTGTCGAGAGCGTTCATTGTCGCCATAAATTTCGTATTGTTTTTATTAGTGTACTTCATTATGCAATAAAAAACCTCGGATTGACCGAGGTTCATAATAATTAATAACTACTAGTAAAATATTATGCAGTCTTAGATAGGTCGAATGTAGGAGCAGCACTAGGTCTGAAGGCTATCTCTACAATCTGTCCGTCATCTGGGTTAACGTTGAAACTTGCAGAAGTAAGAATGATGTCTGCCAAGATTGATCTACTTGCGGTTTGATCTACGTTAGCACCACTCATCTGACGATCAATATACAATCTAACTTTTGCACCAGCTTGCTGACGTTGAATAACATCTTCAACCATTCTGCTGGATAGAAGTGTGTCATCATCTGTTGAGTAAACACTGGCAGAACCACTACCATCAGCGAAACCTGAGATGAAGGTTCTAAATGGTGCGGTTTGAGTAACAGTTTGACCAATACTTGTTACGTCAATTTCTGCTCTGGTTATCTCAAAACTCCACTCTCTTACAGATCCAACAACTAATGGTGCTGTAAATGTAATGCTTGCAAATGTTCCAGCAACGAAAGTAGGAGATGCTGATGCTGTTACTGCTGCTCCTCCTGCTGTTGAGGAAACTGTCATAACACCAGTTGAGGCATCATAAGTTTTTACAAAGTAATCTGCTGCTGGAATACAGTTAGTTACTGTAGATCCTGTTGGATATGCGAGTGTTACTGTGTCATTTACTCTATAACCCAACTGAGATCCGACAGTGATGTTTCCTCCTGATGAGGGAAAAGCTGATGCTGTAAGAGTTGTTGCACTTGTACCAGCAGGAGAATAATATAACGCTCCCGAAGTACCCGATAGAACTGTAGCCATGATTAATAATTCTAAGGTTTGAACATACGGGTACTACCCGATATGTCTATAGGATAGCGTAAATCTATGAAAAGATTCAAGGAGTTAACTGAGCTTGAAAATTTGTTTCTATTCTTGATATAAAAAATGGATACAGACCTTTTCTGGATTCTTGACCACCCTCTATTGTTGTGAAGCTCGGTCCATCAATTTGACCCATGCGTAAGTAGACTCCGCTTGTTGATTTTGCTGTGTTGTCCAGGGTATTTAGAGTTGTAAACGCTGTTGTAGCAAGGGTTTGATTTCTAGCTGGCCCTTTATTCTTTTCTGTGCATATTCTTGCTATGATTATTCCTCGTATATGGTTGTGCGAAGTAGTTAATGCTGTTTCAGTGGTAAGCCCAAATTTTATGTTCACATGGATAAATTCGTCTACACTATCCGCTAAAACATTGTAAAAGTTGTCAAAAAATACAGGTATCGCAGGACTTAATGCTCCATAATTAGTTTGGAACGGAGTTTCGATAGCGGTTCGGACAGATTGATAGTTCATTTTACTTTTTCAAAAATTCTTCTAAAGGTACTTTCTACCTCTGATTGCATAGTACCTCCACTTTGGGCATAGTCAGAAAACCAATCTAACTCAGCAGTTGCTCTATCTGGTCCTTCATCAAATACACTGACTAAACCTCTTTTACTCTCTCTTTCACCTCTTTTAAAATTATCAGGCTCAAAACCTACTGGTTCAGCTACAAAATCCTCTAAATCTGCTGCTTGGTTTGCGTAGGGAGTCATATTAGTTATCGAAAATATTGATTTTCCTGATTTTAATGCTCTTTTTATAGCGGTTCTGCTTGGACTAATTGCAAATTTTATTGGAGATGGATCTCCTGGTTGTTGAGTACCATCAGCTAATAGCCCTAATTGTTCATTCTGTATTATCCAAGAGTTAGAAAATCTTCCTGTCCAACGTGGTCCAACCTTTTGCATAGAGTCTATTACTTTTTCGGATGAACGAGCAGGAGCAGTAAAAGCAACTGCATAAGATACAGCTTTTATTCTTTCTATTAGTTTTGGAATTTCGTTTTTAGCCATTATTGTGGTCGTGCCAATATTGTGTGAAGGATAGGTTGGTCGCCTCTGGATGTTTTTACGTCTACTATTCTCGCTATTTTAGTTGCTCCTGCTTCTGTGTATTGTATGCGATCTCTACTGGTTGGGAAATAGTTTCCTAGTTCTGCGTTACCAAATATTACTTGTACGTCTGTTGTCTGGGATGTTGATTGAAACTCTGTAGCTGTGACACTGGTTATCAGGGCTTTCATGGATACGTTCGTGTCAGATCCTACTGTTTCTCCTGTAGTTGCGTTATATCCTTGTATAGCAGCAGCTTTTATGTAAGTTATGTCTATGCCGAACTGATTTAGTAGCTGTGCTGGTAAGGTCTTAAATGTATCGTCTACAAATGACATATTATCCTCTTACTGCTCGTAGTTGAAAAGTTCCTGCACCACCTAACATATACGCTCCAAGGTAACTTTGTAACCAAGGATAAACGTCTAAAACATTATTTACTGATCCTGTTCCCTGACTAGATGTGTTGTATTTAACTGCTAAGTCTCCTAGTTTTGCTTCGGCTATGTTTCCGTTTGTTCCTACATTTCCTGTCATTGCGTCTGTGTCGTTTGCTAATGCTCTTGCTAGTTCATATTGTGCATACTTAATATTGTTTGGAATTTTAGAGCAAGCTAATTCAACACCATCTACCTGATAATTATTTCTTGGAAACTTTAATGCCTGTCCATCATCACATCTATCTCCATAGTAAACAAAACTATCAATCCATCTGGTAGCTGCTATTAATGATCTGTTCTTTTGGTCATCAGTTTTATTATCCCAAGTTGTTGAATCTGGAACTGTTTCAAAATAAGCATTAGCTTCTGTCAATGTGACATAGCTATTAGCATTTTCTCCTTTAACAGTTGCATTTATGGTAGCTGCCACGATCTA